TTAGTCGGGTTCGCTCGAACCGGCGGCGATGCGTCGGCCCTCTGGCGTGATCTGGGAACCGTCGCTGCAATGGAAGTTTTCGAAGCGCAGGATTTCGGCGTCGAAGTGTCCGTTCACCCGCGACAACATGCGGCGCATGATGGGCGCGATTTCGATCTGAAAGAAGGTTTCGAGCGCTTCGCCAGGCTTGCCGAAGCCGCCCGCGCCGGTCGGCACAATGCCGAGCAATTGCGGCGGGACGCGGTGAGCGGCCAGCATGTCTTGCGCGCTGATGTTTTTCACGCCGCTGAATTCGTCCTTCGCCGCGACATCGGCGATCGGCAGGACTTGCACCCCGTCCTTTTTTCCGCCTGGCATGTAAAGGAACATATTGCTGAAATTGCCGACGCCCTTCGCCGATTTCATTTTTTCGGCGATCTTGCCCGCTGTTTCCTGGTCGGCGAACTGGTCGTTCACGTAAAGAATGAAACCGGCGTGAGCCCCGTTCAAATAATAGCGGCGGCGGAAAAGGGTCGCGTTTTCGTTCAAGAGCCCCGATTGCAGCGCCGATAGCCATTCGGGGAGTCCGTAAATCTCCTGCGCAACGTCGGGCTGTTGCAGGTGACAGATCGCGCCTTCGGCGAACTGATGTTCCTTGTGATAGCCGAGCCCCGACCCGACGAAGAAATAGCCGCCGCCATCGGTGGGCGCGCGAACGTGGCGCGCGCTCGCATGGCGCGCCCGCGCCAGCCCGCCGCGCATGTTCGGAACGTCTTCAAGGTAAGCGTTGCCCATTTGCAGGAAGTCGAGCGCGAAGCGTTCGAAGTCGTCGGCGCCCAGCTGGTCGGTTTCGACCTGAAGGCCGGTTAGAAGGTTGATCTTCAGCGCAACCGCGCTGCGATGATGCGGGGCCATATTGAACGCCTGGCAAAGCTTGTCCATCGGCAACGGCGGTTCGAACCAGCGGCCATTGTGCCAGATTTCGAAATACGCGGCCAATTCGCGCCGGTCGATCACGCTTTCGGCATCGCCGAAGCTGAAGGCCATCGCCTCGCCCCCGCTGGTCATGGCGTTCGCGGCGGGCTGGTCGGTCAGCTGCAGCTGGGCGTCGGTTTCTTGTGTCATGGTCTGGGCTTCCTTGTGCAAAGGCGAAAATTCAATCGGAGAAAACGGCGAACCCGCCCCCGCCGCCAGCGTCGGCAACGTCAAGGGGCTCGTTCGAAAAGGCGTGTAGGATGGCGAAGGCGATGTCGGCATGTCCGATCTGCCCATTTCGTCGCGCCTGATAGGTGACTTGTTTCCCGCTGGCGGTCATTTGCGGGCGGATAGCGAGGAACGCTTGCGCGACATCTGTCCATCCCTGGTCGAATTCGACGCGGCCCGCGCGGAAAAGCGATTGCCCCTTCAGGACAAGCGCGGTCTTCACCGCGACCGTGTATTCGATCGCGCGCACCATCGGGAACCACTTTTTCACCAATTCGAAAACGGCTCGACCGTGGCCGGTTGTGTCGATCGCGATGTCGGTCACATTGTAGCGATCGGCGACCGACTTGATGAAATCGGCCTGTCCCTGGAAGTCGAGATCATTAAGCCGGCATTTCTGCAGAACCCGCAACTTTCCGACGCCTGGCTGATCTGGCGGGGCTATCACCGCAAGCGCCGCGTCGTCGCGGCCCTGCTTGTTTGGGTCGTATCCTATCCAAACGGGTTTATCGCCGAAGGGGCGACCGCCAGGAACGCCGAGCAATGCGGGGCTGAAATCGCGCCACTTGAAAAAGCTGTCGACCCGCGCGGGCGCGATACGCGCCCAAGGGAAGGAACTGGCCGCGTCGTCGACGAACTCGCAGTCGTAAAGATTGCGGAATTCGTCTTCGCTCGATTCCTCGCGCAATTCGTCGATGTCGACCAGATCGCCAAGCCCGCCTTCGATCGCGTCGGCCAATGTGACCACCTGACACCAGGAGCCATCGGGCATGATCGCGCCACCCGCAAGCGCCTTATGGCTGCAATCGAATTCGCGCTGTTTATTCTTGGGCTTGCCCTGGTTCCATTCCTCGCCCGACCAGAAGGCGAAAGCCTCGTGCGTTTTCGTCGATGGCGTCGAAAAATAGGTCCGCTTGTAAATCTTGTGCGTCGCCATCGCGGCGGCGACTTTGCGCAGCGTCGCGAACCCGACCGTCCAGAAGAATTCGTCAAAATAGAAGTCGCCGCTTTCGCCTTGGGCCGTGTTGGAATTCGTCGAAATCGGATAGAGGCCGACCATGTCGAGCGCGAGCGGTTCGCCCGCGTCATCGGTCAGCCCGCCGAAGTCGATCATCATCGGGTCGCCGACCAGGTCGACATCGCAAACCCGTTTAACCCAGCTGACAATCTCGCGCTTGAACTTCATCGCCTGGCGTTTCGACGCGGACAAGAAGATCTGATTTCGCGGCTGTTCACCGGCAAGCACCGCTTCGGCGATCTTGCAAAGCCCTTCGCGCGCGAAATACCAGGTCGCGCCGATCTGGCGCGATTTAAGAATTTTGCGGGTCCGCTGGTCGCGCTGTTCCCACCAGGCGGATTGATAGGCGAAGTTTTTTTCGTGGAAGTCGTCAAGCAACGCTTGCCACTGGTCGCGGGTCAGGAAGTTGCGGCGCTTGTCTTCGCGCTTGGCGACCGCCGCGTCGTCGTTTCGCTTCGCGATCTTGGGGTTTAGGTCGCCTTCCTTGCCGGTCACTTCATAGCGGGCGATGCGGGCCGATCGCTCCATTTGCCGCATCAAGAAGTCGACCCGCTTCATATGCCCTTCATTGAAATCGTCGCGGTCGAGATAGTTGGCGATCTTTACTTCGATGCGGTCTTCGATGATCTGGCGCGGCGGCGCGCTGTCCCAATCGTCGCGGTTTTTCCAACTGGCGAGCGTCGGATATTTGACGCCCAATTCGTCGGCAATTTCCTTCAGCCCCCACCCGCGCCAATACAGCGAGCGCGCTTCGCGCTTTTGATAGCTGGCGACAAGGCGGTCGGTTCCATCGGTCGGGCTGGCGGGTAAGTGCATCGCGCTAGGCTTCGCCCGCCAGGTCGAAGGCGGTCTGTTCGATCGCGGCGGGCTTTGCGGGCGCGATGAAAAGGTCGGCCTGGGCTTGCGCGTCTTCGATGCGCTTGCAAGCTATGTCGAAATAATCGGGTTCGCGCTCGATACCGATGAATTGCCGCCCGTCGCGCATGGCGGCGACGCCGGTCGACCCGCTTCCCATGAAAGGGTCAAGGATGGTTTCGGCCTTGGGGATTTGCTGCAGCGTCCAGCGCATCAAGCCGACCGGCTTTTGCGAAGGGTGCGCCTTTTCCATTTTCGAATAGGCTTCAACCTGCGACATACGCCACCGGCGCGCGTTTCGGTCCATGTTTGTCCAGGCAAGCTCAAAGTGCGCGGTCGAATACCACGCATCAGGCTGACACTTATCCCATGCAAACCAGCCCCGCGTCGGCGGTAATGTGTAATAATTGCCACCCCAAACGATTGCCACTTCTCCAGCGGCGATCGCCATGTCGACAGCTTCCTGGCAGATCTCGACATCCCAATCCTGCGCGCCCCAATCGCGCGACTTTGACCCGCCGCATTTTTGCTTGCCAGTTTTGAGCCCATAAGGCGGGTCAGTCACCACCGCGTCGACCTTGTCGAGCGTCGGCAAAATCTCGCGGCAATCGCCGCAATAAAGGGTCGCGGCGCCGATCTGTTCAACGCGAATTTCTGGGTTTAGGGCTTTGCGGGGCATCGGGTTCCTTTCGAATTGCATGGCTTCAGCCATGCACCCCGCGCCCCCCTTGCGGTCTATTGCCCCTAGCGGTGAAAGCGCGATTGACCCGCGCGCGGCGTTGCAAGCGCGGGGCATTTTCGCGCCTTAGTGGACACACACAAATTCACCGACCCGCCCAGGAGCGACCCCGACATGAAAACCAAACCCTTCCTTCTCGCGACCGCCGGTTCGACTGTCGACGGGCGCGAAATTAACGCCGAAATGCTGCAGCAAATGGCCGAAGGCTATGACCCGAAGACATACGGCGCGCGGCTCAATTTGGAGCACATTCGCGGCATGTCGGGCGATCGACCTTTCCGCGCGTTTGGCGATGTCCTCGAACTCTCCACCGCCGAAGTCGATGTCAACTTCCACGGCCAAACCGAAAAACGCCTGGGCCTCTATGGCGTCCTCGACATCACCGACGACGCGAAGGCTTTGAATGATGCGGGTCAAAAGGTTTACCCGTCGATCGAAATCGAACCCAATTTCGCGGGCAAGGGCAAAGCCTATTTGATGGGCGTCGCGCTGACCGACAGCCCCGCATCGATCGCGACCGAACGGATGGCGTTCAACCGTTCGCTTCCTGGCACGATTACACTGGGGGCGGACAAGCCCGAACAGGCGTTCGCGATCGAATTCGCCGCCGCAACCGGCGCGCCTTCCGATGCGACCGAAGGGTTCCTGTCGAAGCTGGGCGATATGCTTGAAAACGCTTTCGGCAAGAAAGAGCCCGCGCCCGCCGCCCCGAAACCAGGGACCGGCGCCGCCGCCGCCGAGACGGTCGAACAGCAATTCAGCGCCGACGCGCTTCGCCCGCTGTTCGAAGGTCTGGGCCAGCAATTCGCCGACCAGATCGGCGCGCTGCAATCCCAGATCGCCGATGACCGCGACCAGATCGACCTTCGCTTCAAGGCGATCGAAACCGCGCAAGCCAAGACACCGGCGCAAGGTTACACCGCCCGCCCCGCCGCCGCTGGTGCGAACGGCTCGACGGTCAAAACCGACTGTTAACCCGCCCGACCATCAACCCTAACCACCCCAAGGCCCCGCAAAAGCTTTCGCTTAAGGAACCGACCCGATGAAAATCCAAACCCGCTTGATGTTCGCGGCCTACGTCTCGCAGATCGCGCTTTTGAACTCTATCCCCGACCAGCTGGTCGCCGACCCGTCGAAGGGCCTTTCGACCTTCAGCGTCGCGCCCAATGTCGAGCAAAAGCTTGAAGACCGGATTCGCAATTCGAGCGAATTCCTGCAAATGGTCAACGTCATCACCGTCGCCGAACAGGAAGCGGCGGTTCTGGGCGTCGGCGTTGCATCGTCGATGGCGGGCCGCACCGATACCAGCGGCGGAACGCGGCGCGAGCCCGCGAACCAGGGCGCGGCGACCGAAAAGCACCGTTACCTCTGCCGAAAGACCAATTACGATTGGTCGCGCCGCTATGCGCAGATCGACGCCTGGGCACACCGCGACGAATTCGAACAACTTATTCGCGACGACATCATCGCGCAGCAAGCGCTTGACCGCATTATGATCGGCTTCAACGGGACCAGCGCAGCGGCGACCACCGATCGCGACGCAAACCCGCTTTTGCAGGATGTCAACGAAGGCTGGCTGCACAAAATCCGCACCGATGCGCCTGGGCAAGTCATGGACGATGGCGCGCTGACCGTTCACAGCGATGGAAGCGACGACGACGAAACCAAGGCGATTTACGTTAAGGCGGGCGTCGATCTGTATGACGCATCGCTTGAAAACGAAGCGAGCGCGGGCGCCGACTATTCGAGCCTCGACGCGCTGGTTCTCGATGCGAAGCGCGGCATTCACGAGCGCCATCGCGGCGACACCGACCTTGTCGTCATCGTCGGCCATGATTTGCTTGACGATAAGTATTTCAACATCGCGCAAAAGACCGGCGACACCGCGACCGAACAGGAAGCGACCGACCGCATCCTTGCGTCGACGAAAATGATCGGCGGGCTGCAAGCTTACCGTGTGAGCGGCTTCCCTGCGAACGCCATCCTTATCACGAAGCTGTCGAACCTTTCGATCTACGTCCAGGAAGGCACTCGCCGTCGCAACATGAAAGACGAACCCGAATTCGATCGCATCGCGAACTATGAATCGGTGAACGAAGCTTTCGTCGTCGAAGAATACGTCCTGGCGGTTCTGGTCGAAAATATCGTCATCGGCGCCGCGCCTGACCGGCCCGCGCCCTAATCCTGACACCCCGCCAGCGGCCCGAACCGCTGGCGATATGGGCGGCATGTCTCCCCTGGTCCCCCCATTGGACATGCCGCCCCTTTTCCAAGCCCCCGCCCTTTCCGCCTGACCATTGGAGCCCCCGCACATGATGAACAGCCCCTTCCTTCGCAACCGCCGCCGCAAGCTTGCCGCTGCAGCTGGCGAAGCCGCGAAGATCGGAACCGCGCAGCCGCGCGATGAAAAGACCCAGGCGGGTCAGGAATATGCGAGCCTAAAGGTTCGCCTTGACGAGTATTTGCGCCAGCTGGCCGACACCGCCAGCCACGAAGCGCGGGTTCCCATGAAGGCAAAATTCCTCGCCGACTTCGCGCAATGGGTCGATGGCGTGATCGAAGCCGATGCGCCGGTCGAAGACGACATCGTGATGACCAGCCTTGTCTGGGCGATCGACACCGGCGACTTTCACCGCGCGGTCGAAATCGGGCGCTTTGCGCTTCGCCACGGGCTGAAAATGCCCGAACGATACAATCGCAGCGTTGCCACCTTCCTTCGCGAAGACATCGCCGAAATCGAGATCGCCGATGCGGGCACGGTCGACCTTCAAACGCTGGTCGAAATCGACGCGCTGACACAAGGCGCGGATATGCCCGACCCTGCGAAGGCGAAGCTGCACAAGGCGCTAGGCCGCGCATGGCGCACGAAATCGGAAAACGCCGAACCGACCGACGACAGCGCGCCCGCTGGCGGGAAAGCGGCTTTCGTCGCCGAAGCGCTCGCGCAGCTGCGCCGCGCGCTCGCGCTCGACAAAAAGGCCGGCGTCAAAAAAGACATCGAACGCCTGGAAAAGGTCGAACGCGATCTGAGGGCCGAAGGCGAAGCCGCAAGCGAAGGCGAAGGCGACGAACAGAATTCAGCTGGCGGCGACGCCAGTTAAACGCAACGCCCCACGGCGCTGGGGGGCGATCGGGAGATCGGAGCGGCCAAGCGCCCGAACCGTTTTTCCCGTTCTCACCCCCCACTTGAACCACCCCCGCCGCCGCGCGGGCCGCAATTGCAGGAAACCGGCAAAATGGCAGGACTGACAGCGCCGCCCGACAATTCCGCGCAAAGCGCAGGGCAGACAATCGCCGCCGATGGCTGGTTCCCGCCGGTCGACACCGCCAAACTGGCCGCGCGGGTTCGCATCGGGGAAGGCGTCGTCACGCTTGACCGCCAGGTCGACGCGATCACCGGCGCCATCCTGTCGGGGCTTCGCGAAATGTCGGCATGGCGCAGCGCCCACGCGGGCGCAGGGATTGCCGACCTTGAAGGCGTCACCGAAGACGAAGTCGCGGGGCAAAACGTCGCGGTTCTGCTTTGGGAGCGCATCGTCATTTTCTTCGCCGCCGCCGATCTGATCGACAGTCATGTCGATGTGAGCGCGACCGACGACGCCCTTGATCGCCACGAGGAAAAGCGCGACAGCGCCGCCGATTATCGCCGCCGCGCCTATGCGGCGGTCGCCGACCTGCGCGCGATCGGCGCGCATTCGGCGGGCGATCATGGCCGAAACCGTGTGGAATTGCTCTGATGATGGCGCGCGCAGGGGCTTGGGCTATTTATGTGGCGAAAGCGCCCTTCGCGCTTTTGCTTTTGGCAATATATCTTTTCATTGGCCTGATTTGTGCGCTCGCCTTTGGCATCGTTTCGGCCTTCGAATTCTCGGTCGACAAAGTCGCGCCCTTCACTACGAAGGCGCTTCGCCATTTTTGGAAGTTGCGACCATGATCGCCACCGCCCGCGATGGTGAGACGGTCGACGCGATCGCCTGGCGCGCGCTGGGCACGACTGCGACCGTGACCGAACAGATCTTCGATGCGAACCCAGGGCTGGCCGCGCTTGGCCCGTTTTTGCCTGGCGGGACGCGGGTCGACCTTTCTGCAGCGCTTGCCCTTCCCGATGCGGCGGGCGAGCGCGAAACCGTCAAGCTTTGGGATTGAAAATGGTCGAAGTCATGGTCGCCGCCCTTGTCCTAATCCTCGCCGCTTTTCTGGCGATGAAAAGCGACAGCTACGCGCTGCAGGATGCGGGCTTGACGATGTTCGCCGCTGGGATGCTTGTCATCGCGGGTTCGCCTTTTCTCGCAATATTGTTGGGGCTTGATTGACATGAGGAAACCGAAACGCCTTCGCGAAACGATGATGTCGCGGCTTCCCGAACTCGCGAACGAACCCGACCGCCTTGTCATTTGGGTCGAACAGGGCGCCATCAAGGCGCGCCAAACCGAAAGCCACAGCTTCAGCTTTTCCTATACGCTTTCAATCCTGCTGGTCGAAGTGTCGACCGATGTCGCCATCATCGCCCACGCGATCAACCGCTGGCTGCGCATCGAACAGCCTGACCTTTTGACCGGCGGGTCGGGCGATTCCTACGCTTTCGAAGCCGACATCCTCGACAATGGCGCTTCGGATGTGTCGATCACGCTCGCGCTAAGCGAAGAAGTCGCGATCGCCGAAAACGAGGATGGCAGCTGGTCGGTCGACTATCAGGCGGAACCCGACCCGCTTTTCCCCGATCGCGAGCCGGTCGGCGACAATGAAGACACCCCGCCACTTGCCGCCGCGACCAGCGTCGAAGACATCGTCGCCGACTGATGGCGGGCGATTATGACAGCGACGCGCTGACCGGCCTTGACCCCTGGCTTGCGGACATCATGCGCGGCCTTTCGCCCGCCAAGCGCCGCCGCATGGCGACGAAGCTGGGCCAGGCGCTTCGCCGGTCGAACCTTGAACGCATCAAGGACAATGTCGAACCCGATGGCGGCAAAATGGAAGATCGAAAGCCGCGCCTCGACAAGCGCGGTCGCCTTCGCAAGAAAGCGGGCGGCAAAATGTTTCGCAAGCTGCGCTATGCGAAGCGCTGGCGCATCAAGGCGCGCGCCGATAGCGTCGAACTCGCGCCGAAAGGCAATTCGCAAATTCCAGCCATTCACCATTTCGGGAAGAAGGCGCTTGTCGGTCGCGGCCCCGATGGCGAAAAGATATTCTATCGCTACCCGCGCCGCCGCCTCCTGGGCTTTGGCGATGGCGACGAAGACCTGGCGGTCGAAATCGCCGCGCAGCTGATCGACCAGGAAAGCTAGGCGGCAAAGGCCATAAGGGCGCGCGGTCAAAGCGCCTTTCACCGCCCGACCCACTACGCGCGCGCGCGGCTTTGCGGCATCGCTTGGGGCATGGCCTCGCTTCCCACCACCCGCGCAACATCAACCGCTGTCGACCTCTCGAGGCTTCCACCGCCCGATGTCATCGAACCGCTGGATTTCGAAGCGATCAATGCCGCCCTGCGCGCCGATTTCGTCGCGCGCTTTCCCGAATTTTCGGCCAATGTCGAAAGCGACCCTGTCGTCAAGCTGATCGAAGCCGCCGCCTACCGCGAACTTGTCCTGCGCGCGCGCATCAATGACGCGGCGCGGGCGAACCTTATCGCCTATGCGACCGGCCCCGACCTTGAAAACCTCGCCGCCTTTTTCGGCGTCACCCGCCAGGAAATCGCCCCCGCCGACCTGCAAGCGGGAACCCCCGCGATTGTCGAAACCGACGACGAATTGCGGCGCCGCGTTTTGCTCGCGCCCGACAGCTTCAGCGTCGCGGGACCGGCCAGCGCTTACGTTTACCACGCTCTGACCGCCGACGCGCGGGTTCTCGACGCGAGCGCGACCAGCCCCACCCCTGGCGATGTCGTCGTCTCGCTATTGGCGCGCGAAGGCGATGGCACGGCCCCGCAAGACATGATCGACGCGGTCGAAGACTTGCTGGCGGGCGATGAAGTGCGCCCCCTCACCGATCGCGTGACCGTTCAAAGCGCGGGCATCGTGACTTTCGACATCGACGCCCAGCTGGTTCTGTATGCTGGCCCCGACCAGCAATTGATCGAAGCCGAAGCGAACCGCGCGCTTGATGACTTGCTGACCCGAAACCGGCGCATCGGTCGCGACATCACGCAAAGCGCGATCATCGCGGCCTTGATGGTCGGCGGCGTCCAGCGCGTCGAACTGGTCGCACCGGCGGCGAATGTCGTCATCGACGATACGCAAGCCGCCGCTGTCAGCGCGCGAAGCGTCCAGGTCATCGGGTTCGACGAATGACCTTGCTTCCGCCCAATTCGACCGCGCTCGAACGCGCTTTCGACCGCGTCATCGCGTCGTCGATCACCGGCCTGGATGTGCCGGTCGGCGAAGTGTGGAACCCCGTTACCTGCCCCGAGACGCTTTTACCCTGGCTTGCCTGGGGCGTCTCGATCGACATCTGGGATTCGACCTGGTCGAACGAAGTCAAGCGCGGCGCGATCGCGGGCGCGATCGACGAACAGCGCCGCAAGGGAACGCGCGCCGCCTTGCGTAAAGCGCTCGACCGCATCGACCCTTTCATCGGCGTGACCGAATGGTTCGAAGACGAAGCGAACCTTTCGCCCTACACTTTCCGCCTGGACCTGCCCGACCGCAACACAAGCGCGGTTGTTTACGACGAAGCGACCATAAAAACGCTTTTGCGCGATGTCGCGGCGGTCAAGCCGCTGCGCGCGCATGTCGTCGCATCCTATCGCATAAACGCGGTCGCCCAGGCGGGCATTGTCTCGGCGCTGCAATTTGGCGGGATTGCCATTTTCGACGCCACCGCCGACGAAACCGCCGCACAAGACCCCGCCTGGCAAAGCTACCTTCAAGACCCGAACGGCCAGCCCTTGCAGGACGAAGACGGCCAATTCCTAGAGGCTGCTTAGATGAATAGTTTCACCTTGACCCTAACCGATGCGGGGCTCGACGCCCTGGTCGATGCGCAGAACAGCGAAACCGAAACCATCACCATCGCCGAAGTCGGCGTTTCGCCGCAAGCGATCATCGCCGCGCCGACGCTGACCGCCATTCCTGGCGAAGTGAAGCGGATTAACGCGATTTCGGGCGCGGTGATTAGCGAAACCGTCATTCACATGACCGCGAACGATGCGACCGGCGATGTTTATGACGTTCGCACCTTTGCGCTTTACCTAGCCGACGGAACGCTTTTTGCGGTTTACAGTCAGGACGACATCATCGTGAACAAGGCGTCGCCGCTGCGCCTCCTGTTTGGTTTTAACGTCGCCTTCGCCGATGGCATTGGCGGCGACATCACTTTCGGCGATGCGACTTTCCTTTTCCCGCCCGCAACCGAGACGATTCGCGGCGTTGCCGAACTCGCAACGCAAGGCGAAACCGATGCGGGAACCGACGACGAGCGCATCGTAACCCCGCTGAAGCTTGCCGCGCGGCTCGCGCCGGTCCTGCAATCGATCGCCGATGAAGCGAACGCGCGCGCCAATGCCGACAGCGCCGAAGCGACCGCGCGCACCGACGCCGACGACGCCTTGAACGCGGCAATTAGCGACGAGGCGACCGCGCGGGCCAATGCGATCGCGGGCGAAGCCCAGGAGCGCACCGACGCCGACGACGCCTTGAACGCGGCGCTGGCCGCGCTGATCGCGCGCACCGTCACCGGAACCGGCCTTGCCACCGGCGGCGGCGATCTGTCGCAAAGCCGCGAAATCAACGTTCTTGCGGCGACCGCCGCGCAGATCATCGCGGGAACCGCGAGCGATGCGGCGATCACACCGGCGGGGCTTGGCCCGATGGTGAAGTCGATGGGTCAAAACGGCTATTGCACCGTCCCCACCGCCGACCCTGCGAACACGCTGTTAATCCAATGGGGGCGCGCCAATGCGTCGGGCGATGGCTTGACGACTATAAGTTATCCGATTGTCTTCACCGGCGCGGCCTTCGCTGTCGTCGCCGATGGCACAAGCGACAGCAACACCGGCGCGCAAGACAACTTCCCTTCGGTTCGCGCCGCGTCGATCGGCGGTTCCAGCTTCCAGGTCTTCAGCGCGAACCAGGACACCGACACCATTTGTTACATCGCTATCGGAAGGCTCGATCTGTCGTGAGCGTTTATTTTTCAATCACCGACGAAGGCCCCGCCTTCTATCTCACCCGCAAGCTTGCGCCAGCTGGCGCGGTCAAGATCACCGATGCACGGCATGGGCAATTGCTCGAAGCGCTGGGCGAGGGTCACAGCGTTGTCGCGGGCAAGGGAGGCAAGCCCGCCATCAAAAAGGCGAAGGCCGACATCGCGACCCTGCGCGCCGATGCGGTTCGCCGCGTCAAGGCCGAAGCGAAGCGCCGCATTGTGAAAGTCGCCCCGATCTGGCGCCAGATTAACGACATGCGGTTCACGAGCCCCGAAGGCGAAGCCCGCTTCGCGCAGATCGATGCAATCCGCGCGGCGAGCGATGAAATCGAAGCCTTCGCCGCCGACCTCACCGCTGCGCAGCTGCGCGACTACGACATCGCAAAAAGCCCTTTCTGGCCGGAGATTGACTAAATGCCTTCGAACAAGATTTCAGAACTTCCAAACGCCGGCCAGCTGACACAAAACGGAGGCATCCCGATCCTTCAAGGCGGAAGCTTGCGACTTGCAGATTTGCTTGCGTTTCAAAACTCTCGCGCGACCGGCCAATATCGCATAAATGAATGGCTTAAAAACAAGCCTTTGAAGGCACTGTCGCACCCTCGCGCTACTCAATTGTCAGCCGACGCCCGCGCCGCCGCCGACGCCATTTTGCAGCGGGCTAGAGCGAAACGCATCAACGCGATCGTTTATGCCGACCCGACAGCCACGGGCGCGAATGACGGGACAAGCTGGGATGATGCGTTCACTAACTTGATTGACGCGCTAGGCGCGGTTCCGGAAGGCGGCGCGCTTTACACCAATTCAACCGAAGCCCAGCCCTTTCTGGCTGCGCTAGTCGGCGCAACGGTGAACAGCAATGTCGAATGGCTCACCGACCAGGGTCCGGATGGTGAGACATGGATTAGCGGGGCTCAAAAGTCCGATGCTTGGGAAAATACCAGCGGAAACATCTTTCGGGTCGCCTTGGCGACTGCCCCCCAGGCCGTGGCCTATGATTACAAAAGGGACAACATCACCGGAGACAAAACCGGAATTGACCTAACGCAAGCCGAATATGCGCAAACGCTAGATGTTCTTCTGGACGCTAAGAGCCCTTGGGGCGCACAAGATGCGGTTGCATGGTATGGTGCGCTTAAAAAAGCCGACACAGCCACGAGCTCCCCCACCCCTGGTCATTGGAGCCACACCGGCGGCTTTCTTTACATAAACCCTCAAACCGCGACCAATGTCGCAAACGTCAATGATCTAGCGATATGGGCCGACACTCGAAACGCGCTGGTCATCAATTCGGCGGTTTCTAACTTCCACCTGTCGGGCAAGCTTACAACATTTTTCACACCAGCAACCGAGGGGGGGAGCGGTTATGGCCTGCGATTTGTCGAAGGGTCAAAAGTCGTAATTCAAGGAACCCGCTGCATTATGTCGGGCTACCACTCGATCGGTTGTGTTAACAACAGCGGCGACAGCAACATTTACCTTGACCACTTGACGAGCGGCCACGTTTCCGTCGGCATTCCGCTTGTTTGGTATTCGGGCAGCAAAAGCTTCTCAAATGCACGGCACCGCGCCGATGGTGTGGTCGTCTTATCTTATGACCTTTTGGGCGAAAACGGCGCGCCGCTAACCTCGATTCATACGCCCCGCTTCACTTACAGCCACACGAACGGCATCGAAACAATGTCAGGCTTTTACTATTCGCGATGCGCTGCGCTCGACTTTAGCGAGCAAATGCAAGTCGCAAGCGGCGTAACCGTGGACGGCACTCGAATGCCCATTTTTTGGGCGGCTGACACTGGCGAGACGGTCGACATTACCAAGCCAGAAACTTTCCCCGTCGAAGCGGCGGGGCTTGTGCTGCTGGGCCGCAAAGCAATCCCGCCTGCCGATGTCTATTTGACCGGCTGCTATAGCGACGGCTTGGGATATGGCGACCCTTCAGAAGATCAATATTCAGCTTCTACTGGTTCGCCGAACGATGTTCACAACTGGAGGCTGATCGATAGCTTTTGGAAGCCTTCTGTTTGCAGATCTTGCGTTTCTAACAATGGCGACGATGACTTTTTCTATCTGTCCGACACGCCTGTTAATGCGAAAGATTGCGCCGCCGCATTCGTCATTTTCGGGACCGACGAGCCCGAGCAATTGCGGCTTGAAAATGTTGTTTTCGACGGGACCGTCGTCATGGTCGTTAACCCGCTTTGGCAAGCGGGAAAATTCAATTTGTCTTCACTGGGCGGCAATGTTTTTTCCGGTGAAGCACCCTTGAAGCACACTAACCCAGCTGTAACGCCCAAGACACAATCTCAAATGCTAGAATTCATAGGCGACGCGGGCTTCGACCAGATCGCTAGTGGATTGAATTGGGAATGACCGGCGCTCAAACCATCGGAAAAGACCAGCGCGAATCGCTTGGCGGCATCCTTGGCGCGGTGAATTCCTTCATCGCGGCAATGGGCGAGCGGCCCAAGCGAAGCGCGATCGGCATGGCCTTTCTGGGCGCGGCGATGGCGATGGGCATGTTCTGGACGAACCCCGAACTTTTCCTGAAGCGATACGACGCCTGGCACGAACGCAAGCTGTCGCAAAAGCTTGCCGCCGACGAAGTGCAGCGCAACGGCCAGCGCATCGACCTTTTGCTGGCGCGGGAAACGCGGGCGCTTCGCTTTGCTACCGGCTCAGCGCGCGGCGTCGCACGAACGCTGGTTTTTGCTCGCGACAAGCAAGAGGAAATCATCGGCGTCGTCGATGTCTTCGAAAGCATGGACCGCAAGACCGAAGCGACCGGCCTTCGCGATTATCCCCTTCCACTGTCCGACATCGACGTAACGCTTTCCTACATGCTGGCCGATCGCGGCAACATTCGCTGCATCGCCCGCAATGCCGAAGAATACGAAGAGGCGGGACTGGTCGAATTCATGGCGCGCGGGAAGCTGAAATCGTCGGTCGCCTGTCCGATTGTCACGCTTGAGGGCGAAGCGCTTGGCCTGGTCGCTGTTTCGTCACGCCTTCCGCTGGAGCGCGCGCCCGAAATGGAGCGGCGCGTTCGCGACAAAGCCCTCCTGTTTAGCGGCTACTGGCTGCAATCGCCGCGCGTTCAAGCGGCAATTGAGGACTTCCAAGACTCCAAGAACAATTGAAAGGAACCGACCCGATGAATGATGCGATCTGTTTCCCGCTTATCCGAAACCGCATTCGGCGCGGCATGATTAACCACACTTTCGGCATGGTTCGCCGCAACCGCGACGGGTCACGCCGCCCGCATCAAGGCTGGGATTTCGAAGCGGACATCGGCGAGACTTGCCACGCTATCGCCGATGGCACGGTCGAAATGACACGCAATCGCGGCGCATACGGTCGCCAGATCATCCTTTCCTTCGACTTCGATTTCGATGGCGATGGCGATCGCGACCGCCTGTTCGCGGCATATTGCCACTTGTCGCGCGTCGATGTCGTCCCAGGGCAAAAGGTCGCCAAGGGCGAACCGATCGGCGCAACCGGCGACACCGGCAACGCGAAGGGCATGGCCCGCGCTGATCGGCATTTGCATTTCGAAATCCGAACCCGCCCGATCGCAGGGCGCGGCCTTGCAAACCGTTTTTCGCCGCTGGTTGTTTTCGGCCATTGCCCGCTGGGCGCGCCGGTCGGTCGCGATGGCGCTTAAAGGTTGCATTTGGGAACCATTCTTAAGCCTTTGATGTAAAGCCATATAAAGAAGGGGGCTCGACAATGACAATCACGAACCGAATCGCCGCGCTTGCCGCATCATGGACCGCGCGCGCGGTTGCGATGGCGATTGTCATCCTTGTCGCGATCTGGGCGCTGTCCAGCTGGCGCAGCGGGCAAAGCGCCAAGGTCGAAGCGCGCTTGAATGAAAACCAGGTCGAAGCCGTTACAGCGAGCGGGCGCGATGCGGTCGCCACCATTGGCGAACAGCAATCCCGCGCCGACGCGATCGATAAAGTCACCGAAGGGAATCGCAATGAAATCTTGTCTTCTGAAGGGGCCGATGCGCCTGTCGGCCCTGATCTTCGCGACGCTGGGCTGCGCAGCTTGTGTAAGCGCGCCGCCTATCGTGACCACCCCGACTGCTTGCGCTTCGCTCCTGCCCGATAGCTGGCGCGAGGGCGTTCGCGGGGCCGCGCTTCCCACTGGCGAGACGGTCGGCGAATGGATTGCTTTCGGCGATGCGCAAACCGCGCAGCTGGACAAGGCGAACGAACGCACAACCGCCGCGATCGAAATTGTCGAACGCTGCGAAGCCCGCGATCGGCAAGCGGTCAAGCGTTCGCGCCCGCGCTTTCTCGGCATATTCTAAAGTCTCGGAGCCATCCCATGCACAGCCCACGAACCCGCCAGGCCGAAGACATCCCCGCTGATCTGCAAGCGCTAATCCGCATCGGGACCATCGTCGAAGTCGACCTTGAAAATGCGCGTTGCCGCGTCCGCTATGGCGACCCGACCGACGAAGACCCAGGCGAAACCCCGCCTATTCGCTGGCTTGCGGCGCGCGCTGGCGCGACCCGAACCTGGTCGCCGCCCACCCTTGGCGAACAAGTGATCTTGCTCGCGCCCGATGGTCAGATCGGCGCGGGCGTTGCCATGCCTGGGCTTGTGCGAGACGCCTTTCCGCCGGTCGGCAATTCCGAAGCGGAAATGATCGAATTCGCCGATGGCGCGCGCATCACATACGACCCGCAAACGGGCGCGCTTTCGGCCATCCTTCCCGCTGGCGCGACCGCCGAAATCGAAGCGCCTGGCGGCATCACCCTTCGCGGCGATGTCCGCATCGAAGGCAAGCTGACCGTCACCGACGACGCGCAAGTCGACAAGACGCTAACCGCCGACAAGGATGTCATCGGCGGCGGAAAAAGCCTTAAGGGCCACCTTCACAAAGGCGTCACCGGCGGGTCAGCCCTGTCGGGTCCACCGAACTAACCATCGCGAGCGCGCCGCGGTCAAACGCCCTTTCACCGGCCCGCGCGCTGGCGTTCGCGCGCAAAGCTGCGCTTTGCTGTCCGCATGATCGGCATGGATAAAACCACGGGCAAAGCCCTTTCTGGTGGTGCGCACCTTGCGCAATCCATCGCCGACATCCTGACCACCCCGCTAGGCTCGCGCGTTATGCGGCGCGATTATGGTTCGCTGCTGTTCGAACTGATCGACAAGCCGATAAACCCCGCGATTCGAATGCTTATTCACGCCGCGACCGCGATCGCGCTTCGCCGCTGGGAACCGCGCCTTCGCCTTTCGCGCGTTCAATTGCAGGGCGAACCGGCGGCGGGTCGCCTGACCTTGCGCATCGAAGGCACTCGAACCGACTTGCCCGCCGCAAACGGGCTCCAAACTCTCACCATTCCAATTGACCAGAACGGGCGCTCGATCGCGCCCGCCAGCTGAAGGAAGCTAACGCGATGACTTTCCAACACGGCCTAACCATCACCGAAAAAACCACCGGCCCGCGCGCGATCGCCGCCGCGTCGCAAGCGGTGATCGGCCTGATCGCCACCGCGACCGCCAGCGGCGGGACCGAAGCCGAAGCTGCGCTCGACGCGGCCTTCCCGCTTGACACGCCGGTTCTGATCGCGGGCAATGTCGACCAGGCGGCGGGAAATGCTGGCGATGGTGGAACGCTCGCACCCGCGCTGACCGCGATCGCCGACCAGGCAAGCGCGATTGTCGTCGTCGTCCGCATTGCCGAAGGGGTCGACCAGGACGCAACCGACGCGAACGTCATCGGCGCGACCGATGGCAACGCCTACACCGGCTTGCAAGCCTTGCTGGCCGCGCCCGCATCGCTTGGCGTCAAGCCGACCATCATCGGCGCGCCTGGGCTCGACACGCAGCCAGTCGTCGAACAGATGGTCAGCGCCGCGAAGAAGCTGCGCGGTTTCGTTTACGCGGGCGCAAAGGGCGCCGATGGGTTCACCCCCGCCGCCGACGAAGCCGAAGCGATCACCTACCGCGGCGAATTTTCGCATCGCGAACTTATGCTGATTTGGCCCGACACATCGCAAAGCGGCGGCGACAATATCGCCCGCGCGCTGGGCCTTCGTGCGCAGATCGATGAATCGATCGGATGGCACAAGACCTTGTCGAATGTGCCGCTGGTCGGTGTTCTGGGGCTCGAACATGACGTTCACTTCGATCTGACCGACGCGACAACCGCCGCCGGTCTTCTCAATTCGAAAGAAGTCACGACGATGATTCGCCAAACCGGCTTTCGGTTCTGGGGCAATCGCACCTGCGCCGACCCGCAACAAAGCCCCGAATTCGCGTTTGAAAGCGCGGTTCGAACCAGCTTTGCCTTGCAAGCCGAAATCGAAAACGCGGTCGCGCCATTCCTCGACCAGCCCATGACGCAAGGGCTTATCAAGGATTTGCTCGAAACCGTGAACGCCCGCTTCCGCCAACTGGCGACCGAAGGGCGCATCGTCGGGGCCGAAGCGTTTTTCGACGCCGACGCGAACAGCGCGCAGGAACTTGCCGCCGGTCGCCCGACCTTCCGGTTCCAATTCACCCCGACCGCCCCGCTGGAAAATGCGCGGGTCGATCTGGTCATCACCGACTTTTACTATTCGGGCTTTGCCGACCAGCTGGTTTAACCGCTGGCGCGCTTGCCTGACCCTCTCATTTTCCCGCGAAAGGAACCGAACCGATGGGCGTCCCAAAGAAGCTGAAGAACTTTAACATCCACGTCGACGGGCGCGGCTACCTTGGCCTCGCTTCGGAATTCGAAGAACCGCCCATCGCGATCGCGACCGAAGATTATCGCGGCGCTGGCATGGTCGGCGGCGTCAAGATCGACCTCGGCGTCGAAATGATGGAAGCGACCCTGAAAATGGGCGGGCATGAAACCGAACTTTTCCGCAAGTTTGGCGAAACCCGCGTCGATGGCGTTCGCGTTCGCCTCACCGGCGCTTACAAAGCCGACGATGGCGGGCTTGCGCAAGCGGTCGAAGTCAACATCGGCGGGCGCTTTACCGAAATCACGCCAGGCACATCGAAAGCGGGCGATGACACCGAACACGAATTCAAGGTCGCTTGCGCCTATTATCGCCGCGTTGTGAACGGTCGGGTCGAAATCGAAATCGACATGCTGAACGGCGTTTTCATCGTCGATGGCCGCGACCGTTACGCCGACATCATGGCGATCATCGCGAACTAAACCCCTTCGGCGGCCAGCCCTTTTGCGGGGCAGCTGGTCGCTGGAACCTGGGCCGGTCGGCGCGTCTCTCTCTCGCGCCGGTCGGCCCGCCCCGCACAGCACAAGGAAGCCCCCGCATGACCGACACCAATTCAAAGCCCGCCGATTTGGCGAAAAAGACCTTCGAAACCGTCGAACTGTCCGCGCCTATCGTTCGCGGCGATGTCACCATCGAAACGCTGAACATTCGCAAGCCCACGGCGGGCGAACTGCGCGGCGGGCTTTCGCTTGCTGATTTCATCGGGACCGACATCGGCGCGATTCTGAAAGTCTTACCGCGCATCACCGAACCGCCGCTGACCGAAGACGAATGCCACAATCTCGACTTGTCTGATCTGTCCGAAATCGGCGGAACGATACGCGGTTTTTTTATGACGAAGGCCGAACGCGCGATGATGGACAAGATGATCGCGGAGCAACAGCCGACGAACTGATCGCGGACATCGCCGGAATTTTTCACTGGCCGCTTTCGGAATTGCTCGCGCTGGACATTGACGAACTCACCGCCTGGCATGGCCGCGCGGTCAAATGGTGGAATGACCACCGCGCAGGAAAGGAAGGCTAGGCAATGTCGAACAAGCTGTCGCTGATGGTGAATTTCGTCGGCGTCGACAAGCTTTCGGGTTCGCTGCGAAACATCATGCAACTGGGCCGCAAGGGCTCGCAATCGATCGGCAAGCTGACCGGCGAAAGCCGCAAATTGAAATCGCAGCTGGCAGGCGTTCGCCGCGAACTGCGCGGCGCGTCGGGCAACGTGACCGGCCTGATCGATCGCGAGCGGGCGCTTGAACGCCAGATCGAACAAACGAACCGCGACCTGGCCGAACGCAAGCGGCTGATGAAAATCGACGCCGACAAGCGCGCGATGCAAAGGCGCGGCGATGCGATGATGTCGAGCGGGCGCGATCAAATGGTCCAGGGCGCGACGCTGGCCGCGCCGCTTATCCTGGCGACGAAATCGGCGGCGGAATTTTCAAGCGGGATGGTCGACATTCAGCAAAAGGCGGAATTGTCGAACAAGGCGACCGACAAGCTGGGCCGAAACATCCTGGTCGCCGCGCGCAACGCAAGGCAATTGCCCGAAGCGATGCGAAGCGGGCTCGACCTGCTGCTGGCGCGCGGCCTTGATGTCGACGCGGCGAACGATGTCATCGGCCCCGCCGGTCGCCTCGCGACCGCCTACAAGGTCGACATTCCCGACGCGGCGGGCGCTGCTTATTCCTCGCTGCAGAACCTTAAGGTCGCGGCGCGCGATGTGCCGATGATCTTCGACGCGATGGCAGCGGCGGGCAATGCTGGCGGGTTCGAAGTCGCCGACATGGCGCGCCACTTCCCCGCGCTGACCGCGCAGCTGCAAGCGCTCGACCAGAAAGGGGTTCCAGCGGTCGCCGATCTGTCGGCGGCGCTGCAAGTCGCGATGCACACGGCGGGCAATGCCGACGAAGCGGGGAACAACATCAAGAACCTGCTCGCCAAGATTAACGCCCCCGTGACCGTTCGCGCGTTCAAAAAGAACTTCGGCGTCGACTTGCCCGCCGCGATGGCAAAGCTTGAAGCGAAAGGCTATTCGGCGATGGAGGCGATCGCGATGGTCACGAAGGAAGCGACCGGCGGCGATATGAAAAAGCTGGGCTATGCCTTCGAAGACATGCAAGCGCGGCAAGGCATCATGGCGCTGATGCAGAACATGGACGAATATCGCGCAATCCGCGACGCGGCGATGAATTCGAAAGGCACGGTTGACGCAGGGTTCGACCAGCGCGCCGCGCGCGATGCGACCGTCAACTGGCGGGCTTTCATGGGGAGCGTCTCGGCCCTTGCAATCACCATCGGAACAACCCTTTTGCCCGCCGCGACCGATGCGATGAATATGATTACAAGCCTTGCGTCGAGCGTCGGGCAATGGGCGCAAGCGAACCCCGAAGCCGCTGGAACCATCGCGAAGCTTGTCGCAGGGCTGGCGGTTTTCAAGATTGCGATGGGAGCCGCGACTTTCCTGGTCGGCGGCTTTCTTGGCCCGCTGGCGAAATTCATCGCCTTTTCGCAAAAGGTCGGACTTGCCGCAAAAGCGTTTACCGTCCTTCGCACCGCTTCCCTTTTCCTTGCCTCTGGCATGGCAAAAGCTGGCGCGCTTCTACTCGCGAACCCGATCATTCTGGTCGTCACGCTAATCGCGGCGGCGATCGGCGTCGCGGCATATTTGATCTATACCCATTGGGACACCATCAAGGCCGCGTTTTGGTCCGCTGTCGAATCGGTCAGCGGCGCGATGAATACGGTCTGGGCCTTCCTGAAAAGCGCGTTTGCGAAATGGGTTTCGCTGCACAGTCAGGCGATACAGATCGGGAAGGACATTATCGGCGGGCTGGTCGCGGGCATCATGGCCGCGCCTGGCCGCGTTTGGACAGCGCTTAAAGGCATCGTCGGCGGGGCGATCGGCAACGTCAAGGACATGCTGGGCATCGCCTCGCCCTCGCGCGTTTTCATGGCAATCGGCGATCACACCGGCGAAGGCTTCGCGCGCGGCATCGCGGGCAAGCGCTCGCGCGTCGAAGGGGTCGCCGGTCGCATGGCGCGCGGGGCGATCGCCGCTGGCGCGGTTGCGATGGCCCCGACCGCCGCGCTCGCGCAGCCAATGGCGCCAAGCGCCACCGCAAAAGCCCAGGCGCGCGGGATGGCGGGCGATGGGCGAAAGGTCGAAATTCACATTCACCAATTGCCAGGCGAAGACGCGCGCGAACTTGCCCGCCGCGTCGCCGAAGAATTGCGGCGCGAGGAAAAAAGCGCCGCGCTTTCAAGCTATGAGGACGAAATCTGATGGCATCGCGCCCACCCTTTGCGACGAACCTCTCCCCGCGCCATTTGATGAGCTTTGGGATGTTCGTCTTCGGATTGGATACCGCCGCCTATCAATCCTTGCGCCGGTCGCGCGAATGGCGCCACGCGACCAGCGAGCGCCACGGCGTGCGCGACGCGGCGCAATACATTGGCCCAGGACAAGACACGATCGAACTGGCGGGGCTGTTGGTTCCCGAACTCGGCGCGCGCTATTCCTCGCTGCAAACGCTGGCGGCGATGGCCGACACCGGCAACAATTATCCGCTGATGGACGGAACGGGTCGAATTCTCGGGCATTATCGCATCGTTCGTATGGACGAAGATCACCTGACCGTCATGGCGGGCGGCATCCCGCGCCATGTCGACTTCGCAATCCAGCTACAGCGTGCAGCCGACGATGAAATCACGCAGGAAAGCGCCTGATGACCGCGCGCATTGCCAAAGTCGCACTTTCGATCGATGGCGGCGAGGATCTGGCGAGCAAAGTCAATCCGCGCCTTTTGTCCCTCCGCCTGTCGGAACTGCGCGAAGCCGAAGCCGACACCCTCGAAATCCGATTGCTAAACAGAGATGGGCGTATCGCGGTTCCCAGAACGGGCGCCGTTCTCAATCTCTCGCTGGGCTGGAAAAGCGGCGACGATGTCGCGGTCGGGCTGGTCGATAAAGGAAGCTTTACCGTCGACGAAGTCGGGCAGGAGGGACCGCCCGACGCGGTTGTCATCAAGGCGCGGTCAGCTGACCTTACCGGCCTCTTGCGCCAGCGCCGAACGAAGACCTGGCGCGACACCGACCTAAGCGCAATCCTGACCGAAATCGCCGGTCGGCATGGCCGCGAAGCCAAGGTCGCGCTCGATTTCGAAGGGCGCGCGATCGATGCAATCGAACAGGAAGGGAAAAGCGATGCGGCTTTCGTCGCCGATCTTGGCCGACGCTATGACGCGGTCGCGACATGGAAAGGCGGCTTCCTGCTTTTCCTTCCGATCGGCGCGTCATCGACCGCGACCGGCGCGCCGCTGGCAAGGGCAACGCTTACGAAGCGCGATGGCTGGGCCTGGACTTTCCGCCAGCGCGACCGCGAAGCCTATGATGGCGCCGAAGCGCAATGGCAGGACCAAGACGCGGGCCAGCGCAAGACAATCACAATAGGCGGCGACAGCCGGCGCAAGCTAAAGCGGATTTACGCCACCGAAGGCGAAGCGCGCCAGGCGGCGCAATCAGCGGTCAAGCGAGCCGAACGCACCCCGCACACATTCACTTATGAATTGGCGGTCGCCGACCCCGCGCTGCAGCCCGACGCGCGGGTCAGCTTGTCGGGATGGGGCGAAAAGATCGACGGTTTCGAGTGGCTGGTCGAACGGGTCGACACCGAATTCGGCGCGGGCGGATTGCAGCAAAAGGTCGAACTTGAAGGGCTCGCTTAGGGAGCGACGATAATCTGGTCGGGGTCATGTGCTAACACGCTAGACCCTTTGCCGACCACCATCTCGCCGACGCTACATTCATCTGCGACAAAAGGTGCATTGGCCGTCCACATCTCGCGCGCGCCGGTATTGTCGACAAACCAGAACCGCAAATTTGCTTCACGCTCACCCGATGGCGCTGGGTCAGTCACATTGAAATCGTGAAATTCCAAACTCTCAATATGATCGGCGGGCAAAACGTCGCGAACGCGTTGCAATGCTGTATCGAGAAAAGCGGGGTCAGCGGCGCGGCAAATATCTTGAGGCTCTGGGTTCCACAGGTCGGCCCGCGCAATCGAATAAGTTTCGGGCGATGGCGAAGAAACTTGATCGGCTGCCCCCTCACATGCGGCAAGCGAAGCGAGCAAGGCCAAGAGGGGTAATCTCATACTTTCCTCACAATAGCGACAACGCGGCCAATCAGGAACAATTCATCATCTACAGCGCGATCTTCAGGAACCGAAGGATTATCGGACAGAATTGCGACACTGCCATCGGGTCGCGGGCGCAACCGTTTAACCATCCCGACACCGCCAAAGCTAAAAACCCATATTTGATCGGCCAGCTTCATCGTGTCGATGCCGCGATCAATCAAAAGCTGATCGTTAGAACCGATAGTCGGAGCCATACTGTCGCCAACTCCATCGGCGATCACAAGATCACCCGCGCGCGCCTTTGTGTATCGCCGGATAAATGACAGCGGGAACGGCTCGCTGCGCACGTTTTCAAGCGCCGCCGTGTCATCAAGAAACGTCCCGCCCATGCCATAGGCCAGGTCAATGACCGGAACTTCAATAATCCTGTCTTCGGAGGGTGGCGAAGGCGCGTATTCTCCAGATTTTCTAGCGGCTGCGTATGGGTCATCCGTTTCGCCCAGTAAGAACTCTTCGCTAGTGTTCAAGTGCCGCGCGATCTCGCGCAGATACTTTGTCGTTTGCGCGTTTCCGCTGACGAGTTTCCAGATGGTTTGCTGCGACACGCCGATGCGTCGCGCCAGCTCCGCTTGAGACAAATCATGGGCGTCAAGCTGTTCCTCGATTCGTTTGCCTAAAGTCATTGCTGCAACATATGCAGCCTTTGGCAACGACGGTTGTGAATTTTGGGTGTTGACCATAACAACCTTGGTTGTTACTTGGTTGTTATGAAGAACATCCTAACACCTTTCGAAGCTTTGGAAGCTGCAGTTGATAAGGCGGGCTCACAGGCCGAACTTGCGCGCATTGCTGAAGTAAGCGCAACCGCCGTTTGGAAGTGGCTTCATTCATCGAAGCGCGTCCCCGCTGAATTTGTTCTGAAGATCGAAGCCGCGACCGGCGTTTCACGCCATGACCTTCGCCCCGACATTTATCCGCGCGCCGCAATGACAGATCGCCGCGCGCAAACCCGCTTCGCAGCTGTCGACCGGCGCGTCGGCGATCGCGAAAGCTTTCAGGGGAGCCCCGCAACATGAATGCTATAACCACGATGGCCCGAAAAATGATCTTCGCGCCTATGATGCTTCGCTTCCAGCCTGGGGGCAAAAAATCTGGCAAAGGCTGTTTTCTGCAATGTGCAAAATGTGACGCGCCAGCTGTCATTCGGCGATCTGACCGGCCCTCGCCGGTTGTAACGCAATTGATCGGGATTTGCACCGATGCGGCTTGCGGGCACACCTTTCGCGCCGACATCGTTTTCGTTCATTCGCTTAGCCCTGGAACAATTGATCGGCCCGACTTGGCCCTGCCTGTGTGCCCGCCGAAAGATTTGACCCACATTAGACCGCCTAGCGAAGCCGAGCCCGACGCGAGCGAACCGACTTTTTTCGAAAACGCCTAACCGACTGAAATTTCGAACATTCTCAAAACTTGAAAACCGGCGGTTCGACACCGCCGAAGGGGAAGCCATGCCTGAACTTGACCTAACCGAAGAACAGCTGCGCAAACTGCAGATCGCGACCGAAATCCTTTGCGCTTTCGCGATGCTTTGCGCGTCGATCTTGCTGGTCACAATGCTTTATCAGGTCTTCGCGAAGTGAGTCTTCAGGACGACATCATCGCGGGGCTAAAGCGCGAATTCGGGTTCAAGAAAGAGCGCGGAACCTGGCTGCAAGAGGGCAAATGCCCGCAATGCGGCAAGCGCGAATTGTATTGCGCCGCAAAGGAACCGAAGATCGTTCGATGCGGTCGCGCCGATCGATGCGGCTTTGAAGACACCGTTCGCAACGTCTTGCCCGACCTGTTCGAAAACTGGTCTGATCGCTTCCCTTCCAGCGAAGCCGAGCCCGACGCCGCCGCTAGAGCCTATCTTGCCCACGAGCGCGGCCTAGACCTGCGATTATTGGCAGGAACCTACTCGCAGGAATTTTTCAAGGACAGCGACACCGGCCAAACGAGCGCGACCGTTCGCTTTCCGATCGGCAATTCCTATTGGGAACGCATCATCGACCGCCCTGGGCGCTTCAAGAAGAAAGCGCACTTCAAATATGGCGGCAGCTGGTCGGGTCATTGCTGGACACCGAACGGGCTCGACATCGCGACCCTGGCGAATTCTGATGTAATTTGGATTGCCGAAGGCATCTTCGACGCGGTCGCGCTTTATCAAGGCGCGAAACTACCGGCGGTTTCGAACATGTCGGTCAATCCCTATCCCGAACACTTCCTGCGCCAGATCGCCGAACATTGCGCCACCGAAGGCATAGCGACCAGGCCGAAGCTTGTCTTCGCCTTCGATGTCGGGGCCGCTGGCGTTTTCTACTCGAAAAAGCACATCAAGCGCGCACGGCGCGAAGGATGGGAGGCAACCGCCGCGCAGGTTCGCCCCGATGGCGAAGGGACGAAACTCGACTGGAATGATCTGCTTTTGCGCCAGATCGCGCACAAGGGCGACGACGAAACCGCGCCGCTGGGCAAGGCAAAGATTGCCGAATATCTGCACAATGGCGCGATCACCATCGCCGAAAGCGCACGGGTCAAAGCCCGCCTTATTGTCGACCGCGCAAGGTCGCAAGCGAGGGCGATTTCAAGCTTTGACATGCGCCACGACAACCGAATTTTTTGGGTTCACGTAAAAGAGGACAGCGACACCGGCGACACGCAAATTCAGCTGGTCGAAATCGCGAATTGCGCCTTTCGCCTCCTGTATCGCGAGCGCGACGAAATCGCCGACGAAACCACCTATTTTCTGCAGATCGACTTCCCCGATCGCGCCGCGTCGGTCAAAGCGCGCTTTTCCAGCGCGGCTTGCGCCAATGCGGGCGAATTCAAAAAGCGCCTTATGGCCTTTGCCGGAATGTGGAGCGGGTCAGGCGAACAGCTTGACCGGCTGATGAAAAACCAAACCCGACGCCTGAAGGTTGTCGAGCCGATAAGCTTCACCGGCTATTCGCAAGCGCACGGCGCATGGGTCTTCGGCGATCTGGCGGTCGCTGGCGGGCGCGTCCTGAAAGTCAATTCCGAAAACTATTTCGATGTCGGAAGAAACGCGGTCAAGCTGCGCAGCGCCGAACGGATGCTGCAGATCGACTATGACCCCGACCAGCTGAAATTCGCCTGGCTTGAAGACGTGTGGACCGCCTACGGCCCGCGCGGCCTGATCGCGCTCGCCTTTTTCGTGATGTCGCTGTTCGCGGTTCAAATTCGCGAGAGGCACAAGTCGTTAGGTTTTCTCGAAATCACCGGCCCTGAAGGCTCTGGCAAGTCGACCCTGATCGAATTCCTTTGGAAGCTGTTCGGGCGCGTCGGTTACGAAGGATTCGACCCGAACAAGGCCACCCGCGCAGCGCTCGCGCGGAACATGGTCAAAGTCTCGAACTTGCCGGTCGGCCTGATCGAAAGCGGGCGCGATGATGGCACACGCGGCGCGCGCCAGTTTGACCCTAACGAACTCCTGGTTCTCTACAATGGCCGGTCGCCGCGTTCGCTGGGTAAGAAAACGGGCGGTTACGAAACCGAAGAACCGCCCTTCCTTGGCTCGATATACCTGATGCAGAACGAACGCATCGAAGCCATTCCAGCGGTTCTTGCGCGCCTGATGTCCATGGCGATCGACAAGTCACTTTGGGGCCCAGGAACAAAGGAAGCCGCACAACGCCTTGAAGGCTGGGCGGTCGAAGACACAAGCGGGACGCTGGTTCACATTGTGCGCGCCGAACGCGACTTCCTGCCATTCTTTTTTGAGCGCTTCGACTATCACGATTCCCACATGGGTAAGCGGGTCGAAGGGCTTACGAACGCTCGCCCTATCAAATGCCATTCGCAGCTTGCCGGCGTGCTCGACTGCTTGCCCAAGCTTTTCCCTAATTGCCGCGAAGAATGGGTCAGGCAAGCGATCGAAACCGTCGACGCTATGGCGCTTGACCGGCAAAAATCCGTTGGCGGCGATCACCCGCTGGTCGCCGACTTCTGGGAAAAGGTCGAATTTTTGATCGACCGCGAAGGGTCTGGCGCCCACGCCGAAGGGAAAAGCCTCAACCGCCACCGCAAGCCCGCCAACTTCATCGCGATTAACCTCCCCGACTTCGAAGCGCGTTGTCGCCACGCGGGGATTTATCCGCCGCCCTTCGACCAGCTGAAAAAGCTTTTGCGCGGGTCAAAATCGCGCAAATGGATTGCGACAAAGGCGGTCAACCCGCCAACGGGCAAAGCGCAGCAATGCTGGGTTTTTGAGCAACCGCGCGCCAGCGAAGGGCCGGTTCTGTGACCCGCGCCGCTGTCGTCAATATGACCCCGCCCGCGATTGTAAGGCGCCGCTGGCCCGCCGAAGGTTCGCCCGCGATTCTAAGCCCCGAACCGCCGGTCTCCGCGTTCGATTTCGCCCGTCTTTCCGCGATGGCGGCGCGCCTCCTGCGCGACCGGCGCGCCCGCTTCCCCGACGAAGTCGCCGCCGGTCGCATGTCGCAAGAAGACGCCGACCGCGAACTTCTCGCCTTCGACTATCTGGCCGCGAACTGGCGCTTCATTGCGGCGGGCGATGGAAAGCCCGCTGGGCACGCCGCCGACCATGTTCTGCGCGATGCGCTCGACGAATCCATCCTGCGCATCATCGATCACATCGAAGTCGACACCGAAATCGAAGGAACCCTTGGTGCCAGCGCCGAAGCGATCATCGCGCTGCGCTGGCACTTGGAACCTGGGCGCGAAACCCTCGCGTTCGCCAGATCAAAGCACCTGCAGACAAACGAAAGGAAGCTGCGAAATGCTAAAGCCTGACCGTTCAATTCACCCCGAAGGCTGCGCTTGCCGCCGCTGTCGATCGCCGCGACATGTCGGTTCGATGCGAGCGGCGAAGGGCGCGCAATGGCGTTTGCACCCGATCGCGCTCGCGGGGCTTGCCTGTCTGCTTTTCTGGGCCGCTGTCGCCGCTTGCATCTGGGGGGCGGCGCAATGACTTTCGCCCAGCCCTTCACCTTCATTTGCGACGACTGCGACACCGAATGTCGCAACACCGTTGCCGCCTTGCCGCATGGCTGGACCCGCAAAGGCGACCGCGTCATTTGCGCAAGCTGTTCGCCAGTCGAGCGCCCGCCGGTTGCAAGCTATGCGCCCGCGCGGGTCAGCGATCGCTGCGAAACCGCTATCCCGCTTTTATCGGGCGCAAGGCTGGACCTGGCCGACCCCGATTGCAGCGTCATCGCGCTGATCGACATCGCCGCCGGCCTTCGACAGCCCCGCTTCACCGCGCAAACCCGCGACTTTTACACCATCGCGCAGCACTCGCTTCTAGTGTTGCGCCTGGTCGGCCCGATCGCGCGCAAGATCGGCGGGCAAAAGGGGCTGCAGCTTCGCCGCTGCGCTTTGATGCACGACGCCGCCGAAGCCTTCATTCACGACATTACCACCCCGCTAAAGCGCCAGCTGGCCGACTATCGCGCGATCGAAGCGCGCCTTGAAACAAGGCTTCAGCGCCGCTTCGGTTTCGAATTCACCCCTTACCGGCGCGACGCGGTCAAGCTGGCCGACCTGCAAGCCCTCGCGATCGAACAGCGCGACTTGCTGGGCCGCGAAGACCCCTGGCCGATTCTCGACCGCATCGACCGCGATCAGCTGCGCAGCGTCAAGATCACCCGCGTTTGGAGCGTCGACGAAGCGCAAGGGCGCTTTCTCGAAGCCTTCGAAGACCTTTTTCCCACAACCGAAAGGAACGCCGCATGACCGTTTACACCACCACTTTCGAAATCGTCGGCGAAGGCCGCGACCTCGCCGACGATTTTCAATACGAACTCGATTCTGCGAAGAGGGCTCACTTTGCTTTCGTCAATAAGGTTGGCGGCAAAGGCTATTGCCCTTGCCCCTATAGCGGCTTGCTCAGGTCGGTTCTTTTCGAAGGCGAACTTCCGCCAGGATGGAAGAAGATCGGGATGCAGGGCGGGCGCACAAATGCGAACCCGAAAGTTTCGACGAAAATCGGAAAGGCTTTGCGGCAGGAAATCGAAAAACTGCCAAAAAGACCGGATGCGAGCAAGCTTGCGGCCGACTTGGGATATGGACCGGATGTGTTGGCGATCGATGCCAGGGGCGTGTTTTTCCCTACACAGCTGCGCGTCGAACACCCTGAAACCCGACATTTTCTGCGCCTACCGCTGACTAAGGAAATGGACTTCGAACCTGCCCCCGCAATGCTTAGGGCAATCCCCGAAAACGAACTTTTGAAAGCGGTCGAAGAACATAACGCAGCCGCCAAACGCGAGCGCGAAGCGAAGGCGCAACAATGAACGCCCCCGCCACTATCCCGCCGCGCGGTCGCGCGCGAGCGAAGCACCTGATCGCTTTCGCCGCCCGCCGCCCTTTGACCGAGCGCGAAACCGACGAATTCGAAGATCTGAAATTTCGCCTTTTCCTGGCGAACCAACGAAAGGCGCGATGATGAAATCCAACGCATTTCACCCGCTGGCAAGCCCGCTTGCGAACGCAATGGCCGCTGCAAGGGCAAAAGCGCCCCTTCACCCTTCGGTTGTCAATGTATCGGTCAGGCTCGACGACGCCCGCGCCTTCCGAGCGGTGATCGCCGAACGCGAAGCGATGATTGAACGCGGCCAATTTGAAGGGCTGGCTAAACGCGAGCGCGAACGCGCCATGATCGACCAGATCGCGGGCCGCGCGCTCGACGCGCTGGTCGAAATCAAAAGCACCAACCCCGACCGCGAACGGGTCGCCGCAAACCTGCAAAGCTGCGCAGCCACCGCGATCGCCGCGCTGTCGAAACTGAAAACCGAAGGGGGCGCGAAATGACCAGCAAGTCACGAACGTTAATTGAATGGATAAGAGCGCTCGATGATGTTCAGGTCATCCGAGTGGACTTTGATTGTGCGGCTTTGCACGAAGTCTGGAATCTTGGCTTAATCGACTTTGTGCCGGTTAAAAGTCGCGAAAACGCTGTTGACGCCCGCCTTTCGATGGAAGGAAAGCGATCTGCTACTGTCGCTTGTCTTCGGCAATGACCGCCGCGAACCTGATCGGCGTCGACCATGCGGCGGGCGATGACATCGGCGTCGCGATCATTCGCAACCGCGCGGGCGACATTGTCGCGCGGCTTTACCAGGGCGACGCCTACGCAATCCGCCCGCGCCTTGGCTTCATGGATTGCGATGTCATGGACCCGCCCTATTTGCTCAAAACGAGCGGCGGCGGGCGCTATCGCAAAGCCCGCAAAGTCATCGACGAAATCGAAGCGAACGGCATCGAAAAGGGCTTCGATCTTTCGATCATCAACCCGCTATTGTCGGGCGCGGTTGTCTGCTTTTGCCACAATGACCAGCTGCACGAGCTCTTGCCCGCCCTCGCCGGTCAGTTTCACCGATACGCGCTGCTAGATTGGACGAAGAAAACCCCGCAACCCGTCGCCAATAAGCACTATCGGCCTGACCGCGAATTTTTCGCCCATGCCTGGAACAAAGGGTTTCACCCGCAAGGCGAACTGGCCGACAAGGGGCGATCGATCACCGCTGGCCCCGATCGCGCGCTGAAAAAGCGTTTCGGACATCCCACAATCAAGCCGCCCGCTGTCATGGCGAAGATCATGCGCAACGTCGCAGGGGAGCGGATTTGCGACCCCTTCATGGGAACCGGCTCGACCGGCGTCGCGGCGATCGAAGAGGGAAAGCAATTTTTCGGCATCGAACGCGAACCCCGCTGGTTCGAAGCCGCTGTCACTCGCATCACCGAAGCGGTTAAAGGACTGAGAAATGAGTAAGATCGAATGGACGGGCGAAAGCTGGAACCCGATTGTCGGATGCTCTTTGGAGTCCCCTGGCTGCAAAAGTTGCTATGCGATGACGCTGGCCGCACGGCTCGCCCTGATGGGAACTGCACCGGTCTATGAAGGACTGACAGAAAACACGAAGACTGGCGCTGTCTGGACTGGCAGGCTGGCATTTAGCGAAACCGCCCTGTTGAAACCGCTGAAGCGCCATAAGCCACAAACCTATTTTGTGAATTCGATGGGCGATTTGTTCCACGAAGACTGCCCCGATGAATGGATTGATCAGGTCTTCGCGACCATGGCGCTTTCGCCGCAGCACACGTTCCAAGTTCTCACAAAGCGCGCCACCAGGATGCGCAATTATTTCGAGCGATGCAGATGGCACAAATGGGCGGCAATCGGGCGCGCTATGGATGCCAACCGCTGGGCAAACCTGCCGAAAATCTACGGCGGTGATCGAACACCGATGCCAAACGTCTGGCTAGGCGTTTCAGTGGAAGATCAGCAACGGGCCGATAATCGAATTCCTGACTTGCTCGCGACCCCTGCAGCGGTGCGCTGGATTAGCGCAGAGCCCTTGATAGGACCAATCAATCTAAGAACTCTGCATTATGATGGATTCACCAACATCGACGCCCTTGCCGGTCGGCACGGCCTAACCTTCGGACACGATTGCCAGAAGCTCGACTGGGTAGTCGTCGGCGGCGAAAGCGGCAAGCGCGCCCGCCCGATGCATCCGGATTGGGCGCGCAGCCTGCGCGAACAATGCGCAGCGACCGATGTCCCTTTCTTCTTCAAACAATGGGGCGCTTGGAAGCCTGTTTTGGACCGGGACAACGAAGACCCTGATTGGCGGCAGGGCGCTCTCTATAGGCGCGCGAAAAGCGCTGCTGCGGTTCGCATTCTTAATATCGAAGGCGGGCATGGTTTCCACGGCGATAGGGTTCATGTCGTTCAGCGGGTCGGCAAAAAAAGCGCAGGACGCACGCTCGATGGCGTCGAATTCGATGGAATGCCGAAGGCTTGACCGAACCCGCGCGCCTTTCCCAAGTCACATCCAGCGACATTGATCAAACACCAGCGCGCCAAGAAGCGATCGATTTGGCTCGGTATTTGGCAAGGCGGCGGGTTCGCGCCATGATGGTTGACCAGATCAACGATTCGGCGCCCCGCAAAAAATGACCGATTGCATCCTTTACGCGCGATATTCCACCGCGCTTCAGTCTCAAGAATCCGTCGAAGACCAGCTGCGCCTTTTGCGCGAGCGCGCGACCCGCGAAGGCTGGCGCATCATCGGCGAACAAGCCGACCCTGCAGTCAGCGGGACAATTCGCGACCGGCCTGGGCTGATCGAAGCGATGACCGCGATCGAACGCGGCGAAGCCGATGTCTTGCTGTCCGAAAGCCTCGACCGGATAAGCCGCGACCAGGAAGACCTGGCCGCGATATTCAAGCGGGTTCGCTTCAATGGCTCGCGCATCGTCACACTGTCCGAAGGCGAAGTCGGTTCGATGCACATCGGGCTTGGCGGGACCATGTCGGCGCTTTTCCTCGAACAGCTGGCCGCAAAGGTCAGGCGCGGCCATGTCGGGCGCGTCAAGGCGGGCCGCGTCCCTGGCGGGCTTTCCTATGGCTACCGCAAGGTTTTCGCTTTTCGCGAGGATGGCGAGCCCGAAAGGGGGCTTCGCGAAATCGACGAAGGGCAAGCGCCCGTAATCCGACGCATTTTCGAAAGCTACGCCAAGGGCAAAGGCGCAAAGGCAATTGCGCAGGAATTGAACCGCGAAGGCATCCCAAGCCCGCGCGGCGGGCTCTGGCGGGCGAACGCTATCAGCGGCAACAGGAAGCGCGGCAATGGCATATTGCACAACCGGCTTTACGCGGGCGAAATCGTTTACAATCGACAAGCCTTTCGAAAAGACCCCGACACCCGCAAGCGCGTTTCAAGGCCGAATGAACAGGGCGATCATGTCGTCCAGGAAGTGCCCGAACTTCGCATCATCGACGCCGACCTTTGGGAGAAAGTGCAAACCCGCATCGCCGAAGCCGCGCGCGCCTCTGGCGGCGCGAGACGCAAAAAGCGGCTTTTCTCTGGCAAGCTGCGCTGCGCATGTTGCGGCGGGCCGGTTGTCATAATCTCGACCGACCGCTGGGGCTGCAGCGCGGCGCGTCAAACGGGAACTTGCGACAACCGCGCCACAATCACCGACGAAGCGCTGCAGCGCCGCGTATGGGCCGCTATCAGGCGCGATCTATTGCACCCCGATGTAGTCGGCGCCTATCTCGACGAATTCCGCCTGGCATGGGCCGACGAACGTCGAAGGCTTATTGCGGGCCGCGCGGACATCGATCGCCAGCTGGCCGAAATCGACCAGGCCGAAGACCGCATCGCCGAAGCCATCATCGCGGGCATCGCGCCCGACCGGCTGAAGGCGAAGGCCGACGAACTGGCCGCGCGCCGCGCCGATCTGACCAGCGCGCAAAACGAACTGCCTGAAATCGAACCGATGGTCGCGCATCCCGCCATAATCGACGACTATCGCGCCCAGGTCGAAATAATGGCCCAGATCGCCAACGGCGACGCGGCAACAATCGCCGAAGCGCGCCCGCTGCTCGACCGCCTTGTCGACCACATCGAAGCGCGCCCGCGCGCGGACGGAAAGCAAGGGCTCGACCTGATCTTGCACGGCGAACTCGCTACCATCCTAGGCTTCAGCAACCCCGAAAACACAAACCCCGCCGACCCCAAGGCTGGCGGCGACTGTATGCTGGCGCTGGTTGCGGGAGTTGGATTTGAACCAACGACCTTCAGGTTATGAGATTTAGGTACAGCAAAATTCTCAACAAGCTACAACACTCAATAGTATATTTTTCAATGATTTATGTGATTTCAACCGCTGGGAGTTGTTGTCATTTATTGGCATTTTTTAGACCTTACTGTGCCAAAATTGTGCCAAATTTTCTTTGTGCATCTCTCCATAAGAGGTTAGAATGTATCACGAAATTTGAACAATCAGAAAACAAAATAAAATGGCGACCATACAAAAACGAGAAGGAAAGAACGGACAGACTTACCGCGTAATGATCCGTATCCACGGTTATCCACCAGTCCAACGTACCTTCAAACGACTTACCGACGCGAAGGCCTGGGCGCAGGAAACAGAGTTGGAAATGCGGCGAGGTGACATTCGTTCAACTGCAAATGAGGCCAAGAAGCGCACGCTTGCCGATGTGATTGAGAAATACAAAGAAGACATCCTTCCGCATAAAGCTGTCTCAAGCCAACGGGTTGAAACAACCTACCTCAATCACTGGGACCGCGAGCTTGGCTCTTATGCGCTTTCCTTCCTGACTCATGAGATCATCAGCAAGAAGATTGCTCAACTCACTCATGCGGGCGATGAACGCTCTCAACTTGAAGATGGCGAAAAGCCATCAAAGCCAAAGTCACGCAAAACAGTGAAGCATTATCGCGACAATTTGGAGATATTGCTCAAGTTTGCTCAGAAGTGGGGCTGGATGGGATCAGCCAATCCAATGGATGGCGTGAACCGGATCACAAAGGCCACCAAAGAACGGGTTCGCTTTCTCAGCGATGATGAGCGCAAAGCGCTACTGGCAGCTTGCAAGACCAGCCTGAACAAACAGCTCTATCCCGTTGTCGTTTTCGCGCTCTCAACCGGAGCTCGAAAGAACGAAATTTTGAAGCTTACGCTACGAGACCTCGACCTGAAGCGGCAAGTTGCCATATTACGCGAGACCAAAAACCGCGAAACTCGCAAAGTTCCAATTGTCAGTTATCTTAAGACGGTACTGGAAGAGCATCTAGATTGGAGGATTGGCTACTTGAGCGAACGCGATATCAAGTCAGACTATCTGTTTCCCCGCAGTGACGGCAAAGGCGCAATCGATATACGCAAAGCGTGGGAGAATGCTCGCGACAAGGCTGGTATCATCGACTTCCGGTTCCACGATTTACGGCACAGTGCAGCAAGCTATCTAGCCATGAACGGAGCAAGCCAGTTGGAAATCGCAGAGGTTCTTGGCCATAAAACACTCCAAATGGTGAAACGTTACTCGCACCTATCAGAAGACCATACCCGGAACGTGGTCGAGAAGATGAACGACAAAATCTTTGACACGGCTGAATAA